TCCCTTTCGGTCATGTATCTACGCAAGATCTTTCCGAAACGAACGGCAAGACGACGAGGTGTGATCTCTTTCCATGTCATGGGTGTTCTCCTTATGAGGTAAAGCCCCGGCTCCACGAATGGAACCGGGGCATGGTGCTGCGGTTTACACGGTGTAAAGTTGCAGGTTCTCGACCTGCTCCTTGGTGGGCAGCGAACGATCTCGACCGCCGATGCCCAGCGACGAACTGGGCGTGAGCTTGACGTACTCCGCCACGCCCTGACTGGGCGGAAGCAGCGGAACCTCTTCCTGCACGACCCGCATGAGGGCCAAGTACAGATTGGTGTCATCCAAGTCTGCGGTGTTCTCGAGGAAAACCCGAAGTGACGCGAGGCAGTCGATCAGGTAGTTGACCATGGTCTCCAGCCGTTCGTCACTCATGTCCTCGACGGCTTCGGATGGATCGATACCTGTGACCCCTGCGTACTCCAGCATCTGTAGGTTGGTCGAGAGTGGGGCTGTCGAGTCGAACGCCATGGCAGGGAAGCCGTCGCACGGTGACATGCCGTTATCGACGGCGATGCTTGCGATGGCCTGATCCCGCATGAACCGAAGAGCGTGGAAGCGGTCGTAGATCTTCGGTGCGATCTCGTGCAGGAACATACCCGGAACGATGGGGTCGAAGAGTGGCTTGGTATCGAGGTTGTACCCTGCGATGTTGCGAGCAGACTGACTTGTGCTAATTCCGAACATGGTGATCTCCTGTTGCGACTTTACAGGTTGTAAAGTCATGGGTGTAGTGAGTGTAGTGAGACGAGTGAACGATTCAAGCGCGGCCCTTGACGAGCCAGTTGGAAACGCGGTTCCAAAGTTCATCGGGAAGATCCTGCATGAGAACGTCATCGAGGATCTCACGCGCATCGACGAGCATGGCCAAGACATGCTCCATGTCTCGGTTGAGATCGTCCAAGGTAATCGGAGCCTCATTGTTGATGACGTCTCCGAGATGGTAGATGAAGTCGTCGGTACTCATCGAGTGCATGCGACGAGGAACGAAGGTGTCCCTGGAACCATGCGGCTGGAATCCGAGCGGTTCCTTGTAGACCTTGGACAGATCCACGGGAGGCGTGGACGGGTCGAGGTGAACCCCTGCGTCCTTGTGGTCCTGCCACATGATCCACGCGATTGTGAGCATGAACACGGCGAGTGAACCGAAGATGAAGATTCCGAAAGCGTCCATGGCTGTCTCCTTGTGTTAGGGTTTACAGGGTGTAAAGTCACCACTTGGTGTGGATGACGGTTCGAGTACCGAGAGAACTCTTCTGCACTTCCTCGATGTAGACGATTTGAGTGCCCAAGTCATCGCCGTGAGTCACGTACATGTGCTCCCAGTCGATATCGGGGCGTTGAGACGGAAGCGACTCGAAGTGAGCACCGACCACTTCGGTCACGGTGTTGGAGTCGTCGAACTCATGGGTCTCCCCGGTTTGGATTCCGTTGATACCCGGGATCGTGTAGTGAACTGTCCACTTGCTGGCCATGGCTGTCTCCTGTGATGTCGTCTTTACAGGCTGTAAAGAGCGGCGTGTTAGTGACCCGGATCGAGGACGTTCCTCGACCCATGAACCAATCTTATTCGATGATTCAGATCTTGTCAAGTCCGCATACGGCCGGGATTGACGCAGGTCCGCGTCTGATGGCCCCGCGGAGCTATCACCCCTCCCGAATACCCCCCTCCTGTAAACACGGGTGACCCGAGGTGCGGCCGCAGCCCACGCATGGACGACGCCACGCCATGCCCCCACTTTACAGCCTGTAAAGCCAAGGCAAGACGACGACGCGCCTGAGCCATGCGCCCTGATCCATGATGTCCTATCATGAAACCTCCGGGTTCCAGGGGCGGCCTGGAGTTGACCCCCAGCCTGCGCCGCTGGTCGGGCGACGCCGCCAAACGACAACCCCCGCCCTCTTTCGAGAGCGGGGGTCGATGCGTGGCGTACGTTGTCGCGAAGGATCAGGCCTTGGCGGGCAGTTTGCTCTTCGCCTTGCCGCCCGTCTTCGGAGTCTCCGCGGGCAGAGTCTCCTCGCAAGTCTTCGCGAGACTTCGGAGAGTCTCCGCCATCGCGCGTCGCTGGTCAACGTCCATCCGACCGAGCGCGGCCGTCACAAAGTCGTGCACCGTTGCGAACGGATCCGATGCATCCATGGTAGCGGCCGCTCCCGCCGCCTTACCTTCCGATGCCGCGGCCCGCGGAGCGGGAGCGTGGGCCTTCACGAACTTCGTGATTCCGCCCGCCTTCGCGACCGCCTTCGTGACCGCCTTCGGATCCTTCGCGACGTCCAGCCCCGCCTTGCGGATCGACTGCGCGATGCGGCGTGCCTCCCCCTCTGTCTTCACGTCGGGAAGAGCCACGGCGACCAGTCCCGCGCTCTTCAGTTGCGAAACTCGCGATTCGGTCAGGAACTCCCCGTCGGATCCCGTGAACGTCGAGGCCCACGCCGCGTAGAATCCGGATCCCTTCCGCTTGCCGCCGCTCTCCCACATTCGGAAGGCGGAGAGGATGAACCGCGCCGCAGCCATCACGCCATCCGCCGACGTTCGCAGGGCCTCAGATGCCTGACCCGCGAGGGTACGCATTCCGTTGGTTTCGGCGGCCGTGAGGGCGGGGTTCTCGATCTTGCTCTTCGTTGCCATTTGTAGTGTCTCCTGTATTGCCCGGAGTGCGCCGGGTGCGCGGCGGATCAACCGATCCGATACAGGGAAGATACCGCATCGGCCGCGTATGTCAAGCGGATCCCGACCAGAATCCCAAATAAACTCCCAAACAAACGGGAGCGGCCGTGGGGCTTTACAACCTGTAAAGACGGGCAGGCTAGGCGACCTCGGATTCACGAATGGCAATACACGAAATCCAGGTCGCATGTTGACCGGCGGCTCACCGGGGGTGACCCGAGGTGTGCCATGGGTGACCCGGGGTCACGGGGGGTTGCGTCGCCTGTCCAATGTCACAAAGGCGTTCAGATTTTTTCGCCAAATAGTCGCAACTTCGGGTTCTCCCGGAAGAACGACTTCAGTCCCTGCTCGAAGGTGCAGACTACATGCTCAGGCAATTCAAGGCCATAGATGACCCCAATAGCCTCAAGGATCTCATGGAACAGGGTAGACCTCTGTTCCTCCACGGGTTGCTCAGGGTTCACATAGATCTTCGGAGACGGGAAGTTGATGAACATCCCCAGTGCCTCTTTATCTGGACACTCTGAGAGAACTACGGGGACCTTGATACCTTGGATTAGGACTTTGGTAGGCAAAGGGGACGTTCGTCGGCCTCGTGGCGAGACGGATTGAACTGGAGTCTTCGAGGACTTCGTCTGGAGTTTCCGCTTCGGCTTTGTACCCATGGTCAGCGAGCTCCGATCTGGTATCTAGAGGAGGCAGGATTCTAAGAATAAGGGCCAGCAAGAGCCTGCTGATCCCGTGGGTCATCATGGAGTTGATTTCTGGATTGGAACGAAGTTGGAGACCGAAGCCAGGAAGCTGGCTATCGGGATCTAGTGTTGCACCGCCATCCTCTTCCCCACTTGGGGGGAACCCGCCACCAGGATCTCCACTACCAGCAAACTGAGACATCAGTTCTTCCCTCCCTTACTCATGATCTTGAATCCCTGAAGGTTGACCAGGTTGTTCATCTTCTTGGGCTTCTTATGGCTGCAACCGCAGTTCTCCTTGGACTTACCCGGCTTTACGCTTCGGTAGTTGTTCTGTTGATACTGGTTGCTCATTGCTTGCTCCGGTTGTACTTCTTGGTCGTGATCTGGAGGTTCCTGGGGTCGTTGTTGTGTGGGTTTCCGTCCCTGTGGTCCACGTCATGGTTTGTAAGGGCGGCCTTGCCGTGCTTACGGATCATCAGGGCTCGAGCACGGTTTCGGGAGGCTCGCTGTCGGATCTGCGCTGGACGACCGTGGTACTGCTCGTATTCACGCTTGTAATCGCGCTTTCGTGGCATTACTTCTTCTTGTCCTTCTTCTTGATCTTCAAGGCCGAGTTGGCAACGGCCCGAGACGAGGACTCGCTATAGCCCTGCTTCTGGAGCTTCTTGGCGAGATCATGGACCTTCTTGGGCATCTTGAGTTCCTTTTAGTGGAAGTTAAAGTTCCAGTTTACCAAGCCCTGCAAGACCAGTACCGAGCACCTGTCTTGGGACCAGGGTTGTCACAGTTGTGTCTAGCCCTGAAGCTCTTACGACGAGCAGGGATGTTCTTCTTGATCTTCATGTTGGGGTCTCCAAACCGAACAACCACAACAGAGTTACCGTCCTTGACACACACCGCAGACTTCTTCGGTCCACCTGGGGTCTTCCAAGGACGGTTCAACGACTTGCCTTGGCAAGCCGAGGAGATTCGGAGGTTACTGCGGTTGGCCATAAGTGTTTTGGGGTTGGTGTGACAAAATGACTACACTTATTCGTAAGTGTAAGCACTTTATCACCTGTATATTCCTGCGGTTATACCGAACCGCATACAGGTGTATTACCTAGGTCTCTTTAATACCCATTCATCCTAGATCAGGTAGATTGCCCCCCTACCCCCCATTGCTGGGGTTTAGAGAGGGAATACGACCTAGGATTTCATCCTGAGTCAGGTGAGTTGCCCGAGGCATCTTCTGCCTCCGTAAAGTCACCTAATTGCAACTCCTCCAAACTGTCGGGAATACCGTTGAACAGGTCCTTCATGGACTTGGCCACTTCTTGGCTGGTCTTCTGGTCCAGTAGGTACTCCTCGTAAACCGACAGGGCCATCAGGGCGTTCCAAGCCAAACGCTTGTACCGTTCCTCAATGAGTTCCAAACGCTTCAGAAGCCGTTGTCTGTCCATAGGTCTCCTCCTCGTGGGGGTCGTCGGATGGAGCTCTCCATGAACTTGTCCAATTCCCGCCTCAGGCGGTCTTCCTTGTGCTCTGAGATCTTCTTCTCAGCATCCTGGGCCATCTGCTGAACCCAGTAACCCACGGCCATGCTAAGGACATCCAGGCGGTCATCGTGGTCCAAGGCCCGCTTGTTCTTGCTGATGCGGCTCAACTGGTACATCAACTGGTAACCAAGGGCCTTCTCGGTTGGGTACTTGCGGGTGCTTTCGTAATCCTTTTCGATGACCCGGCGGTCAATGATCAGCCTGTGCTGGTTCATCACGGGTTCCAAGGTGTCGATGATCCGTCGTTCCTTCTGGATCGAATGACGAACGCCCTCAACAGTCACCGGACGGGCCTTCATCAGGTATGGCTTGAGAAGCTCGTCAAACATGCCGTCACCGAAGTTCGACTCCACCAGCAGGTGGTTGACCTGATGATCCTTGACCACTTGGGCAATCTCGGACAAAGTTTCCGGGGAATACCCTCCCAAGAGTCCGTTACATGCTGTTACATACAGGAACCCGTTAAGCATCTTTACGACCGCGTAGGCCGTTTCGTCGCTTCCCCGGCCCGAGGGGTCCACCGCCATCACGGAGCCCGTATAGGGCAGCCAAGAGCCTATAAACGCCATTGGCCTGTAGTAGCGGTCCCCATTGAACCCAACACAGGGAAGATCCGATAACACAAGGGACGGATCTCCAGCCCACACAGGCTTCTCTGGGGCAGCCTCCCCATTCAGGGACATGACCATCAGGTCTGTCAGCTTCAGGGGATACCTGTCGTAGTCAGACAGGCTGGTGTCCAGCATGAACTGGAGGTTGAATCCAGAGCGACCATAGGCCGCCTCTCGCTCCCTCAGTTCGTGGTCATCAAACCGCCTGGGGTCAACTGGGGTCCCCTCGAGGTCGGGCTGAGACTCCATTGACCTTGATATCTCAGGGGCCAGCCTAGAGCCATACGCGACCCTTTGCTTGGAGTCCGGGTATCGGGCAGGCCAGACCCTGATCTCATACCCACGCTCCGGCAACAGGTTGTAGATGCTTTGGTCAGTTTGGGGTGTGCCAAGGTAGACAATGTGTCCACCCGGCTTGACCACGGCCTCGAACTCTTTGATGGTCTCGGCCAACTTATCCCGCAAAGTAACGGTGACCGAGTTGTTCAGGCTCTCGACATCGTCCGCAATGATGAGGTCAGCACGACTACCAGTGATCTGCGACGTGATGCCCTTGGACACCACAGACGGAGCATGGCTGGCAGAGGCAGGCCCAACATCAAAGGCGACCTTGGAACTCCGCTGGTTCTCCTTGGGCCGCAGGTGCTGGAGCATCGGCATCTCATCAATGAGACGCAGAGTAAAGGTAGAGAAATCGTCAGATCGCTGCTTGCTGGCAGAGACGACGAGGATGTTCTTGTTCGGATCCAGCAGTAGCGTATGGACTACATACGCCGAGGTGATCCAACTCTTGCCGACGCCACGAAACGCCTCAATGATTCGACGCTTGGGTCCATTCTGGAGATACTCGGCAATCTGGTACTGAGTTGGGGTGGGCTCAGGAAGCCCTAGGTGTTCCCAACACAGAAACAGAAAGTTACGAAAGTCCTTGAGGCGGCCATCAATCAAGCGGCTTCCTCTTCAGGGGCCACGAATGGCAGGGTCTTGGCAAGGTTCAACAGAGGCTCGCTCTGAGACGCCAAGGCGTCAATCCCGTTGTCCTTGAGGAACTGACGAGCAACCGACAGGTCCGCAGCGGTTGCGGTTCCCTCCCGGATCCGCCGAAGCAGATCCGCGGCCAAAGCCGTATGGAGGGAACCGAGGGTCTTCTTGAGGTCTTTGTCCATATTCAGGTTTTCCGCAGGACCATGTTAAGTAGACCTCCAGCCACCGCTCCAAGGAGAGCTGCAGCTCCAAGAAAGGTCCCCCTGGAGTGTTCCAGGCTCCTTAGTCGTTCGTCGTGTTCCTTGATTTCCTCTTGCTGTACCTGTTGCATCTTGATGAGGGCATCCATCTTACCCTCCAAACGACCAAGGGCCAGAAACAACTCTTCATTCACGGCACAGCCTCAGTGACGAGGTCTGACTTGATGATGTAGTTCAAGATCATGGTGGGCTGAAGGTTTGAGCCATCAACGCTTACCGGATCGTCTCCACCATATGAAGCCTGTTCCGTGGTCTGAGCTTCGTATCCGCCCGCAGAACCCAGAGAATTGGGGTTCTCGCCAAGGAAGAGTTCAGTAATCCTGCTTGCTCCGGTTCCACCCATGTTGTCTCTACCGGCCACAACTCGACCACGGAGATCCGGGACATTGAAAGTCGTGGATCCATTTCCAGATCCATACTGAGTCCCAAGAACAGCGAACAACTCCGCATAAGTCGAGCGACTGACGGCCTGGCCATAACACAGGAGCCAGCCAGAAGGAGTCGTGGTCCCCGTAAAGGGGAGAATGATGCCCACCGGAAGACTCTGATCCAAGCGAATATTGGTGTACGCCGTGGCCAGATTTCCGGTCAACTCGGACAGACGATTGGATGTCTTCAGAACACCGCTGGTCATTGCTGGATCAATGAAGTTTAGAGACATGTTGTTTTCCTTTGGAAGTTAATTTTGATCGCAGTTAACGGAATACCGTAAGATGAATTGAATTGACATCAATTCGATTTCCGGCCCACGACCACTGTCCAACTCGAACCTGTTGCGCTGTAATTCCGTTGCTTCCTTCGCTAATCTGGGAATTGACTCCATCTGCGTTAGTCGGACTAGAGTCAGCCGCCGCAACCTGACAACAATAGTTTGCATCGGGCATTGCTGTAGCAAAGTTGATTCGGTAGTCTCCCAGCCCGTTTTCGGTTGATCGAACGACGCTATGGATGTTACCACTGCCGTTGATTTGAAGCGTGGCAACTGGAACAGAAGAGTTCGACAATGCTCCGGTTGCGCTCGTCGTAACCGTAAATGTCGTTGCGCTTGGAACAGACTGAACACGATATGCGGCTGCCGCCGTATCAATGACGTTTGATGTGGTCCGAACATAATGGCCAACAATCAAACCGTGAGCTGTAGTAGTCGTAATCGTGCAGGTGGTTGAACCAAGGGTCCTTGTGGCCGTATAGGATCCACCTGGAACAGTACCAGCAGTGCCAGGACTGAACTTAACCCACGCCCGACACCCAAACACCGGAGCAATCGAACCATAACCAGCGTTCATCGACAGGTTGGGGACACTAACCGTACCTGCTGGAGCACCGATTGAAACAGTCGCTGCGGCTCCACCCATATTCAAAGCCGTTGCAGTCGTGTTGAAGACTGCCGCCGTGCCAGTCGAAGTTGTGGTCACCTCTCCGCCGTTGACGGCCATGTTTCCGCTGGCTACAACATTTCCAGACACTTCCAACTTCTCGGTTGGGGTAACTCCGATTCCAAGATTACCGCCGGAAGTGATGGTGGCAAGATGGGCCAATGACGCCGAAGTATTTGCGGTCCCGGTCGTAGCTGTACCGAAGAACTGGAAACCACCGTTATGGAAACGAAGGAGACTGGCTCGATCAGTACCGCGGTAATTCCAGGTGTTGTTCGTATCGGTAAAGGCCAAGTTATAGCCGATACCAGAATAGTCTCCACCTGAATACCCGACACTGAGGCTGTTCCCAGTCAAAGATCCAAACGTGGCGACATTTCGTGTGTTTGTTGCCGGAGCTCCGCCAGCCTGCAACAGGCTGTTTGGGCTGGTCACGTTGATTCCGACATTGCCGTTGCCAGCAATCGTCAGGTGCGGGGTACTGCTGTTCTGTCCACCAGCAAGATGAAGTTTGGAGCCGTTTTGACCAGTACGGATGAAAGCGTCGTAAAAACCCGTATCCCAAGCAGGTCTTGGGGTTTTATCGCTGGATGACTGTCGAATCTGAAGGCCAGAAGTGTTGTTGTGAACAGGCATCTGCAACACAACTTCGGCTCCAGCCGTGTCGCTGGCGTTACGAAGCCGCAACACCGTAGCCGCATCGCCGTTGATCGTGTTGACAACGCCGATTGCACCGTTGTTAACCGTCAGTTTCTCTGACGGAGTTTTGGTGTTGATGCCGACGTTACTGCTGCTATTGACAAAGATGGCTGGAGTCGCGGCGTTTGGCTGGGTTACCAAAGAATGCCAATCAGTCCAGTTTCCCTGATATCGACAGCGAATATGAGTTCCGTGAGTCGGGCTGAGATACGGAATGGCAAGTTGACTTAAATTAGACGTACCGTTCTTTGGCGCCGCGTATTCAAATGAAAACGGATGGAAATAATCGACAGACGCACCAAACGAAACAGGGCCATTAGCAGACTGAGACTGAAGAAGCGTATGCCCGCCACCACCACGCGCATTGGATACGTCGTTCCAGTCTTGAACGCCGCTAGTAGCCATTGCCCCAACTCCGCCAATAATCTGCCTAGGGAAAGTCACGTCATCAGCAAACGCAGCCACATTTCGTACTGCGCCAAAGTTACGAACAACAATGTTGTTGGTTCCAACTGGCGGAGCAGCAGAGAAAGTCAGAGTTGTCCCTGAAATGGTGTAGTTGGTCGTTGGACGCTGGATGACGCCGCCAACCTCAACAAGGAACATCTGGACGTCGGTTGAAGTCGGAGCGGGGTTCGCCAAAGTGAACGAAGTTACGCCAGCAGCTCCACTGAAGACCCAAGACTGCGGTGTAGCAAGGCCGCCTCCGGTGTAGAAAGTAACACCATCGACATACGCCTTTGAAGCCGCATCCTTCGCATCGACTGGCGAAGCGATATTCGTAATTTTCAGGTTTTCTGCGTCCCAGTTTCCAGCATTCAGAACCAAGGCGTCCGATGCAAACTTGCTGTCCACATAGTTCTTTGTCGTGGCGTCCTGCGCCGCAACGGGATCGGAAACGCTGTTGATGCGTCGGCTTTCTCCGTTCCAATGGCCGCCACTAAGCGTCATCGCGTCGGTATCGACCTTGGTATCCACATAGGTCTTGTTGGCCGCGTCATTGTTAGCGGTTGGAGTCTGAACATTCTGAATCTTCAGAGACTCTGCATCCCAGTGGGTGTTATCCACGTTCAGGTTGAGAGCTCCGGTTCCAGTGTCGTCAGACTCTTGAACTAGGTACAGAAGTTGTTTACTGTTGGTGTCCAAATCACTTTCGGACAGAATGGAACCGTTGACGAAGTCCACCAACGGAACATTGTTCGGAGCGTCAGAACGACCTGGCGTCTTTCGGTAAACGCGAACAATCTGTCCCGCCGTGGCTCCAGTTGTAAGAACAACCGCTGTAGATGGGGACGTCTGAACCGTATAGGCATTCGATGCGAGGTCAGTTCCGTTGACGGAGACCTTCACATGATCGACGGCAAGATACGGGAACGTAAACGCGAAACTGGTCTGGCCGGAGGTGGCGGTGTACAGGTTGTAAGAAAGAGGCATGGTTGGTTTTCCTTATAGTGTGAGGAATCAATCCTCGTCCTTGACTTTACTCTTTTCGGGGAGGTTGAGCGCCCCACTCACACGGTTCTGCAAGTAGTTCAAACCCTGGAACACTGGGGTCACCTTGCGGAACCACAGGATGTTCGTCAGGTTGTTCAGGTCCTGCTGAGAGAAGTCTCGGTCTTCCCGAAGCAGGGCCTGCACCGGACCACGAATGGCCTTTGCGTAGTTGTTCAACGAGGACCACGCAGGAGTACCGCTGATGTCGAACGGGCTGCCGCCGAGACCGGAGTATCGAACATTCTGACTGAAGACGGTTTCTCCAGTGGCAAACTGAGCCACGGAATCGATTCCACCCATGAGCAGGTAGTTCTCGGTCGGGCCCGACATGAAGTACCCAAGCAGAGCCTTATTGGAGAACGAGTCCTCCCAGTACTTCTTCTGCTCTTTCTCGCTCTTCGTGGTCGGAGCAAATACCACCTTTCGAGCCATCTGGGTAAGAAGCGACAGGGAGCCAAGCAGCATGTATTCCTTGAAGACTCGATCATCAGCGCGCTGCGTCGAAGTCATCAGGAAGTTCGTGATGCCCTTCATGTTGAACGTGCGGAACTGAAGCAGCAAGCGACCCCAGTCAGTCCAGAACGACTTGGCAAAGTCTCCGCGAACTGGGGGATCTTGGATGGACGACGCGGTTCCACGCTCGATGAAAAGCAGGAAGTTACCAAAGTCGGTCCCATTCCAAGTCGAGGTGTCAATATCAATGACTCGTCCCTTGGAGTTAGTCCTGGCTGTCTCAGACAACTTTCGGACGAATGAATCAAACTGGGCTCGGGTGACGCCCCACTGTGCCAAGATTGCGTCGCTATACGTTGAAACGCCACGTTTGGTGGAGTCGAACAGCTCTTGGATCAGAGAAGCCGCCATCAGCATCTGAGTGGCCGAGGTAACAGGAGCAAGTCCAGTCACGTCAGACATCAAGACGGTGGCTTGGTTGAGGTTGGGGTCAAGTTTGGACTTCATCCAGTTGTTGATGGATTGCCACCAACCCTGCCTCGTAGACGTATCGTATCGATTTAGACGGGCATCAACGACAGACAGAACGGTGCGGCGAAGTCGATCTGAAGCCACACCAAGAGTCTGGTCAAGTAGACCCATCAATGGATACCTGGCTGGATCAATGGTTCCGGCCTTTGCAGCTTCCGTAAGTTCCCGAACAATCGGCAACTGACGGGCAACAGACGTGAACGAAGTTCGACCCGCAATTCGGGCGCTCTCGTTCACTGCCGCCAACCCGAAACCTTGGCCGTTATGGAGATACCCGAGTTTCAGCAAACGCCCAACATACTGACTGAACAACGCGCCAAAACTCATGGGGGCGGGCTCGCTTCGGAGGCCAGCCATCAATTCGTCAAGGTGGCCAATCATCTGCTCCACTTCGGTGCTCTTCAAGCCGTACCGGAGTTCGCTGGATTCAAGGTACTCCTTGATGTTGGCCCAGTTCTTGATCTTATCCGCGGCCTCATCCGCCGTCATCTTGCCACGAGCAACAAGCTGATCGCGGAACTCATCAACCAGCATCTTCTCTCCCATGGCCCCAAACACTGATCGGTTGTAGGACCCGAGGCCCTGCATGACGTCACTGTTGACCAGTTCAGACAGGCTCATCTCGCGACCATCATTCAACTTGACTTTACGAGAGATGTCCATGGGGACACGGCGCCGACCTCGAGGAGTCATGTACGGTCCCTTGCCACGAACTGGGGCCGGAGCCTCCTCCATAAGGACTTGGAGCATGACTTCATCCATGTCCGTGTACGCGCCCTTGTTGGTTCCTCGGGCAAGTTCACGAAGTCGCTCCGCCACCTTGAGAGCCAGGGCGTCTCGACCCAACTCAGTGATGGCCTCGCCAGCGATGAAAGCTGGATCATCGACACTGGAGACAATCGGGATGGTGATGGAAGCGCGGATCATCTTGGCGAGATCCTTGGTTCCAGCCTCCGTCTTGGTGAACTCGTCAATCAGTTCCCACGACCAGAACCGCGGGAAGTAGGAACCATCCGGTTCAAGACCAACGAAGCCGGGAAGGCCAACTTCTTCAGCCATGTCACGCATGGCCTTGAAGTGGTTTCGGAACGCATTGGCGGCTCGCTGTACCGCGGGATTGGTGGACGAGCCGGGACTAATGATCTCAGAATGAACTTCCTGATTGAACTGAGCCAACTTCTTGTGAGCCCACCCCATCTTGGCTCGATCAACCGTTCCAATCGCTGTTGGGTCAGAGGTCCCGTAGATGAACTCACGCTGCGCTGACTTGAATTCCCGGATGACCTTGTTCTCAAGGACACCACGGACGCGCTGGATGAACTCACGGATCGTCTCGCGCTGGGGAGCAAACTTACCCGCAGCATCCACGGGGGAGATACGAGCCCAGAACAGGCGATTACCCAGCCATCGAATAGCTCCGCTGGATGAGGTCATGGCAGCAAGGCCCTGATTGAGCCAACCAGCTACCCAGCCACCACGGACGCCCAGGATCGACGGATCGGTCTTTGGGGCGTCAGACCAGTCAGAGGGAAGAGAATCCGGCGTAACCGGAGCCGGAGGATCCACGGCCCCCACGGGCTTTCCATTGGCAATGGCGGTAAGACGACTGAAGAGCCTGGAGTTGGACTGGCGTTCCAAAGCCGCCAACTTGGCTGCAATGTTCTTTCGGAACAGTTCTCGGAAGAAAAGATCGACCTTCGGCTTGGGAGCCCTGCCACCCAGCATGGGATCCGTGGCAGATGCAAAGGCCCTCATAAGAACCTGCTGAATCTTCTCGAACAGAGGGAACATACCCTCAGGAACTCCGTCAGCCCCGGTTCGCTTGAGCCAGCCAAGGAAAGCCGTCACAAACCGCTCTTCCTCTTCGCTGGTGATTGGCTTGGTCCGACGACGGATTGCATACTCCGCGTCAACGTCGCCAGCAAGCCTTTCCGACTTTGTCAACCTGTCGGCAGCCTCACGCTCCTCCTTGATCGCATCATCGACCTTCTTGGCGTACTCGGCCTCCAGCTTTTTACGCTCAACCTCAACCTCCGCCTTCTTGGCGTCAAACTTCTTGTTGAGATTTGTGTACTCCCTGCGCTTGGCAGCCAAGTTCTTCTTGGCAGCCTTGAGAGCATCCCGAGCCTCCTTATTTGGACCCTTGGCCACGACTTCTTCAGCCTTGGCTACAGCCCGTTCAGCCTTCTTGACTTCAGCGGACGCCTTGCGGAGATCAGGACCCAAAGCAATCGATTCACCGCGATCCTTGGTCTTCCTAGCGTCATCCAACTTGTCCCGAACAGACTTCAGCGCAGCCCTGCGGGTTTCAAGTTCTTTCTTGGCTCGGTCGAGTTCAGCCGCGGCTCGCTTCTTCAGGTCGATCTCGATGGACCTGGAGGTCTTCTCCTTGGCAGCCCGAACCTCAGCCGCGGCGTCCCGTAGTTCACGAACAAGAGCCGACGTCTCAGTCCGACGCTCCAGTTCCATCAGGTTCTCAAAGATGTCGGCTTCAGTGGCGAACGTCTCGGTCTCTGGGTCGTCCACGGCGGCCTTGAGCTTCTCAAAAGCGGCCTTGTACCTTTGGCGAGAAAGAGACAACTTGGTTCGAGCCGCGGAGACCTCTGGACTCCAGGTAGACGATGCCCCTTCCTTGAACTGGGCTCCAAGTCGAACTTCCCAAGCCTGCATGCCGGGGGGAGGAGCAGCACCAGTCTCAACCGCCGGGGTAAGCCTGGTGACATAACTCCGACGAACCTTGCGACCAGCCATGATGTCCCAAACCATCAGGACATCTTCGTTCGTTAGGAAATCATTGTCTTCACGGGCAACAGACCGGATCAGTACGCTGCCCATGCCCTTGACAAACCCTTCGACATTGTCGGCCTGCTGAAGGGATCGAAGAACAATCTTTCCGTCGTTGAGTTGCTGGATACGAACCTTGCCTCCAGCGAGTTCGATGCTTCGGACTTCTTCCTGTCCGGGACGAAGACGCGCCTTGGGACCAGCGACGGCCACGTCATCCAAGACTGGAGACGCTGCGTTTGCTGGATCGGTAAGGGTACGGACACCGACAATGAAGGCTCCGGCTTCTTCTCGCTTGACTCCGAATCTAGTGGCAACCTGATCCAAGACGTCATCGGCCCCAAACCGTACCGCCAACTCCTTACCAGCCATGTTGAGCCGCTGCTCATACTTGGTTGCATTCGCCAACAGTTGGTTCTTGATGAGCGACCTTCCAAACATCGTGTTGGCAACACCGCCAACAGCTCCGCCAAAGGCAGCCGCCATGTAAAAGTCATCTGCTTCGGCTGTTGGGTCTACAAGCGAGTCAACCGCCATGTAGCCAATGCCGCCCATGGCTCCGCTTCCGGCCCCATATGCGAACAGTCGAAGACGACTAACAGTTTGAGCCATCCGGCCAGCCTGAGCAAGACGGCTGGAAGCTTGGGCCACCCTAGCAGCGTTGGCAGTCGAAACAGCAAATCTCCCACCACCAGCCAAGACAGCCGGAAGTGAAGTTCCGGCAGTTGCAAAGGTAAGTGGGGCCAATTCAAGAATTCCAAGACCTAGCGCAGCAACAGCTCCTGAGGCCGATTCTGCAACCTTGGCTGAAGCGTTCAATTTGTACAGGACTTCGTTTCTTGTCTGACGAGCCTCGTAAATGGAATTGGAACTGAGGATGTCGTCGTGGTACTCGAAAGGAATGCTCTCAAGCAGCGAAGGAAGGTCGCTGGCATTCTTAGTCATCCACTCAGGATCTTCGGGACCTCCATACCAAGAGCGGAATGCGGAGGAGCCGAGGTCGTACAGAATGGACGTCGTTCCAACGGCCTCGAGAAATCCGGGTTGAGACTTGATACGGTCTTGTTGAGCCAGCCACTCCGCATCTCTACTTGGAGTTGGAGGCTGAGGAACCGCAACGTCAGGAACCTGCGGAATGTCTGTACTCATGATCCTCCCATAATGAACCGAGCCTTGAGATTCGTCTTGGCCCTTTCTTCAGCGGAGACATTGCCCTTGTAGCGGCGAATTGAGTGCTTGATGAGTTCGTCTTTCAGTTGATCGGACGTCACCGCAAATGGAAACCCGTCTTTCTGGAGTTGTTCAAGTTCACCCGAAGCGGGGCTCACAGCGTCCATAAATGACGCTCCTGCGGGAACAACCAAAACTTGGTATTGATCTCGGCTTGGATCATACGAAAGCATCACTGCGGAAACTCCGTCGCCACTGACTTTCTTTAGGGACTCGGTCAAAGACGCGCAATAACTGGAAACAAGGCTATCATCGGCCAGTTCTGGCGGTGGCCGATCTGGACGCGCAAATGGAGAACCGTTCTCTAGGACGGTCAAGCGAGTATCAACCCACTTACCAAGCACGGTTTTCATTGACTCGTCGGACATGTGTGAATTCACGGCGAGTAACGCAGTTGCATGGTCAGCAGCGTAAAGTTCAAGAACTGGAGCCGCGTCCGCAACCTCGGACGAGGAACGCCATGGAAAGTATGTGCTCATCCGATCTCGAACAACCTCACCAGCGAGCGTAAGTCGATCCTTTGGTGCACCAGAAGACAGAGCTAGAAGACTGACCTTGGTAGCCGCCGCTTTAGCCGCGTCTTGTGGGTTCTTACCCGCAAGCATGTTGGCGTCCATGAACTCAAGGAATCGAGTGTGCTCCTTGCTAAAGCCGTGCTTTTCCATTACCGAGACTCCACCTCGTGTTCGGAAGGCTCGAAGCATGTTGACGCCATAAATCAAATTGTTGTCGAAGTAAACCGCGGGTGAAGCAGTGACTTGTCGAATACTTTCCTGAATTACAGGGGCTTCAAACACTTCCGATCCAGCAGACACCGCATGATCAACAATAGCCACCGCCCTTATGGGGCTAGTCATGTCAATCTTGCTGTTACGAAAGGCAACCTCTTGTGATGCGGCGTATCGGATATCGCCAAGCAGGGTGTTCACTTTCGTGTTCAGGGCTTCATCCGAGACTTCTCTCTTGAATTTCGCATACACCTGCGCCAAACGACCGCGAAGAACAGTCTTAAGTTGGTTCGGGCTGCGAACGATCAACGACTCGGGATCTGACGGAAGACGCCCGTTTTGATCAGGGGTAAACGCGGCCATGATTCCCTGAGAAACCTGGTACTCGACGCCATCAATCTCATTTTTCATGACTCGATCAACAATGGATTTTGCTCCAGAGTTGATCTTGTCGTAATGAGACATGACGTCAGCGCGGGACATGTTTGAACGGACCTTGGTAACCCCATAGGTTTCAAACGCATCTTCATCGGGTGGAACACCGTTCTTACCGATATACTCAAGGTAGAACTTTCCAAGCATGTCCCTATCACGATCCGTTCTGGCCACCTCGATGTTGTCCTTAGCGAGTTCTAGTTGAGCCTTGGCCTGCTTCGTTTCAAGCAACGGCCCGGTTCCAGACTTCAACTTGTACAGAGCCTCTACAACAGCCGGATCATCTCCAGAAGCAATAATGGCTTTGATTGCGGCCTGAGCAGCAACCTTATTTACTTCCTCGTTGCCGATTGTTTGAGACGTCTCATTAACTTTGGGCTGAAGAGCCCCAAAGATCTTAAGAGTTTCTTGTGCTCTGGCTTCTGGGGTATCAGCCTTCACGTTTCCGGCGTCTGCCGCAGCCGCCAGAATAGAGACCTCCAGACCATCAGTCATGGCCTTTCGGCGGTACTTAACCACGGCGTTACCATGGTTTTCCGCCATATAGGCAATCCTGGGGTTCACTTCCTGTAGGAACGACCGCTGCCATACCGGATTGTCCATTCCAGCAGCCATCTCATTCTGAATTCGCTCATTTATGAACGATTCAAAAGAGCCCATGTCGGAGGCAAACTTAGGATTAGTCTGCATCTTGGTCTCATACTCGGCCTGCCACCTAGAAATAGAACGATGAGCCGAGATCTGGGCGTCAGCCGAAGCGGCCCCAAGGGCTTCCCACGGGTTCTCAATCGGATCGATTTCACCGTCCTTGACTGCCTGCTGGAACGTATTCCGGCTTTTCTGGAGTTTGAGCTCGCCTTCCTTGATGGCTTCTGCTCGGTTCTCAGAAATGCGGTTGGCAATGAACGAAGCGGCGGTTTGACTGAAGCCAGCAAAAGCTGCTCCAAGGTCCCGAAGATCGCCACCACCAGTCTCAACCTGAATTGGCTGAGGAGGCTGAACAAACGGTACAACCGTCGTTGAGATGGGCTGGGCCGTTGGGTTATAAAACGGGTTTGGGAGTTGAGACATTAGGTGAACATCCCTGGAGCCACGGCCATATTACTGGTGGTGGTGGAGGCTGATTGAGTTCCAAGACCAGCAAGCGCACTGCTGTTGCTAATCGCAGCCAAGGATCCAGCCACAGCCAGACCAGCCGTTGCGCCTTGGAGAATCGGGACAAGAATGCTGCCGCCCTGAATGGTCGGAAGCGGGGAGGGATATGCGCCATTGATAACGCTTTGCCCACGAGCATGAATCGCCTGAGCCTCTAGACTCATCTGGGCTCGACGATCCTTCAGTTCAGTGAGACGGAGATTCTCAAAATCCAAGAAGTCTCGCTCAAACTCATCGATTGCGGCTTCAGCAGATCGACCCTTGATCCCGCGCTCTGCGTTACGGGCTGCGGTCACAGCCATGCCTCGACGAGCGTCGGCCGCAACGGCTCGAATCTGAGCAAAAGACTGCTGACGAACTTGGTCGTATTGGCGGAACAAGACGTCAGTTTGAAGGTTGACGTCCTTCTCAACAGCCTCCGCCGTCTCCAAATACCGCTGATTCATAAACGCGGCTTGGGCGTTTCGATTGGCTACGGCATTGTTGTATTCCGCATTCTGCCCAAAGATCCCGGCTCCAGCAGTGGCTCCGCCCACGGCCAAGCCGGAAACAATCATGGTGGTTGGGTCACACATGGGTCAGTTTTGCAAACTCGTAGAAAGGGGTTTTATCGACAGACACTTGCGTCGTCGATCTTATGAAGGAGAACCCAAGCCAACGGAGCCACTTGATGTGCAGCTCGTTTCTCGAGTCCACGAAATTCCAGACCAGTTCGTAAGGCTTGCTGATCTCCGCCACGCGATCCCGGCTGATCCTGAGAAACTCATAACGATGCTCCAGGATCTTATCAGTCCCGAGAAGCCAGATGGATGCCGACTTAGGGCTATCTCCGGTCTTTGCCGTACCATAGATCGCAATGGCTTCTCCATCAGCAACCAATGAGTAACAACGGTCTCCATGTAGATACCCATATAGCAGGGCATCCAACGGATCCTTCCCCTTGGCTCGGACCTCGTCCAGGTCCGCTTGCCTCAGGTTCCTCCCGACATGGTAGACGTCAGGAATCGTAGCGAATCTGTGAGTTAGACGGTTCAACGCCTCAGGGATCGATCAGAGAACAGGGCCTCATACTCGGCCGACAACAGGTTGCTGGGAAGCGGGGAATCGTTTTCCACCAAGATCTTCACCTGGCTGTTGCGGGAGTATACAGGGAACCTGAAGTTACCCGAGTCAATCGAAATGCTGCCAACCAAGTTGTTGATGGCCCCCATGTTCCGCCCAGTAAACGGATACTCGTAGGTGGACCCGGCGTCAATCTGAACCTTGACCTTGAAGTACGCTGAGTTTCCATAGGCCAGCGTCCCGTATCGAATCTGATACCGACCCCCGAGTACCGCTGTGATGCCACCAGCCTGATTGGCCGTCTTGATCAGTTGCTCCGAGAACTCATAGAGCATGGTGTACTTGTCGCCAATCCAGAAGTTGGTCTGGTAGTTACCTTGGACGCTAAGGGTGGTAGACGAATCCCGGGTAGTCGCCAATCGAAGGCCGCCTGTAGTTACCACTTCCATCTGGGCGTTGGACGTGATTACATACGGAAGTGTGTATGTCGTGCGGTTCGTAGTTGCGTTGTACGAGATGGAGACGCACTGGGATGGCGTAAGCCTTCGATCCAAGGCAGTGACGTACAGACTGCCAGAGTCCTTGCGCCCGCTTTCCATGCGGATCTTCTCAAGGACTGTGGATGTCCCGCGCTTCAGGACGACGTACAACGTTGTGTCCAGGAACTGGATATCCAGAATGGTTGCGTCACGGAAAGTGAACTTGCTCCACGCAGACTGGACCCGTTGGTCACCTTGGTTGAAGTACTTGTAGACGAACAAAGACGACAACTCGTCCTTGCACAGGGCGATTACATAGTTTTCATGGGTTGACGCGGCCATCTTGACAACCGATCCCGCAAGATATTGAGGGACTTGGATGGTGACATCAATGGCGTCAAACTGAAGATCCAGACTGTTTGAGACCACCATCTCTCTAACGCCGCTATAAGAGCCGCGGTTGAAAGCAAAAAAGATGCTCGTACCGGATGAAATGGGACGAACATCGATGTTCTCAAACGAAGCGGACTGCGTCAAGGACACAGTCTTGGAGCTGAGGAAGCCGTCTCCTCGAAGCGTAAGTTGGGCTTGAGGGGTGAAGGCTACCAATCGATCACTGAAGACGACGCTGGACTTGAAGTCCATGACCTCGGGCTGCGTAGAACCAACCTCGATTGGGTCAGTATCGACGAGATCTTGGACGGTTGTTGGGAAGAAGTTGAACGGATCTCCAATTTCGCTCATGGTGATGTATTCACCAGACAGCACAACCAACCGATCTCGGAAGAAGTTGATGTCTCGAATCTTGTTATCAACAAATTGAGGCATCGGGCTCGAATCGTCGTCACCAACAGTCCTGGGAACCCAGTCAAAATCGGCGTAAGTAGTGCCGTTTGCCTGCTTGAACCTGAAATCTCCGTTGGCTTCTCGCACAAGAATGTGCGGCATAGTCGAGAGATTAAAGTCATAGGTCAAGTTTGGACCCATGTCTTCACGCCAGTATCCCGCAGATAGCGTTGTAGTTGACGGGGTCGAGGCGCTTTGGACAAACCGAACCCAGTAGTCGTCTTTGGCGTTGTTTTCTGACCCCAAGACCTTCACCAAGTAGCCGTGTGGAGCCACATCTGGGAGATCATCGAAGGAGTTGACAGTTCTAGTTGTGAGCGACATGGCCTCACCACCAAAATCGTCAGCCAACGTGACGTCAAAAGTGTCAGAACTTGTGCTTCCATAGAACCACAGAACGTTTCCCACACGGACCATGCTCAATCCAGTGTGGGGGCTGGCTGTATAGTCAGCAGCGAGCTGAGATGCAACCTCTTCTGTCCCAATGTCGTCGCCAGCGCCGCTTCCAGTTTGGTAAAGCAGTTGCTTTGTGGTTCCACCCTTGGTGATGTTGACCTCAAAGTGTCGTTTGTAGTTAGTCTGACGGACCCAGATCATGGCTTCTGAGATATTTGTCGCCGTATTTCGAGACCAAGGCGACTTTGTAGTCGAAGCCAACACCGTCTTGTTCCGATTGACGACAAAAGTGACGTCAGCAACCGTTACACAGCGAAGTTTGGTGTCAATGTTCGCTTCGTTGATGTAATCCACGCCATCCGGAATGTGAACTGTCTTCTCGACCCCGTTGATGTCATACACCTTGATGTATGATGAGTTCCCGGTGTTGTTTCGGCCGAAAACGACGACATACCGCTCGGTTTCGCTGCGATCAATGACGTGAATGCTGGCGGAATCGTAAGACAGGTCAACACCAGCGTTCTTCAGGACAGCCACATGCTCGGCTGGGGGACGCTTGATGAGGCCCTCAAATGCCGAAGCCAAGGCGTTCTCTTGGCGTTCGCACTGGTTCGGTAAACGAAGGGATGGGGGCTGCTGAGAGACCCCACCAACGAGGTTTGAGATACCAGTTGAGATCAGGGACATCAGTTAGTCAGCCTTCGGCTCACGTTGACACGGTCAATGATGACGCCAATGTCGTAGTTGTCGAAGATCGAGTAGTCGCCAGTGTCGCACTCGTATTCCTTGAGGTCGGACAGGGCTCGATACTCCTCTTGGATCGTGAAACCATGGTGCTTCTCGGAGCCAACCATGCGATCACCGAAGATTCGACCTGCACGGATCATGATGAACTGCCGTGCTGGCTGAGGTAGTTCCTCAAATTCCAACAGATACACGGTAGTACACTTCACCGACTTGGAGAATGTGTAAGTACGGCTGGCTCGGTTGTAGAGCTGAGAACCACGCAGGACAATGTCAATGTCTGTGGTGACATTGACGTCTTCCGTGTCAACTCGGACAATGTTGTCAGCCACATAGATCAACTGATTGATATCCGGCTGAAACTCAACCTCTTTCTCCGTGTTGAAGTGCCACCCAGCACTCTGAACCTCCCTGGAAACCTCATTGAGGATGTTCTCGGCAATCAGAGCATCTGCCCGTCCGCTGCCAGTAAGGGTGTTGAGCGGAGGCTCGCCAATGATCGACAGCATGGTGTTCACAGCGTCGAGTTTAGTTGTCTTTCCAAGAGGCATTGGTTCTCCGGGGGTTAGTTGCGTAAAAAGGGAGCCACCACCTTTCGATGGTGGCCCCCGTGGGACTCACTCAGTCAGTGACGATCAGGCGGAGGCATCCTCACGCAGCCAGAAGCAGCACTCGTTGCGGAGCACGCCGTGACCCATGGCGTACTTCGCAACCATCAGGGTGCCCTGACGCTCGATGCTGTAGTCGCTCTCGACGCCGAGGTCGAGGAGCTTCACGGTTCCGATGGCTTCCTTCTGGAAGATGATTCCACTCGACCGGAGGAAACCGTTGTCAGTCGTGCGACGGTAGCCAGTACCACCAGTACCGAACGGATCGTTCTGAATACCAGCGTCTCCGTGAGGAGCAATCGCAGTCGCCGCTTCATCCGTGGTCGGGATGTTGTTCGACTTCAGAATGCGAATGCCAGCAACCTGAACGATGTAACCACCAGCCTTGCTGCCATTGCCCTCGGGATTGAAATCACGACTGATCACATCCTTGTTGACATTGACGAGCTTGTAGTAGAAGTCCGGAGTCACGACCGCATAGCGATCATTCTGCGGAACATTCTTCTCATCCATCTTCTGAGCCGCCGTAAAGAACGGCTTGACGATCTCGTCTGGCAGGCTCGCAGCAGCAATTTCGTTATCCCAAGTAATTGTATCACCCAGGTACGGAGCCGCAGTCGTTCCGGTGTTGCCGAAACGATCCGTGGTCGCAAGCGCACCAGCGATGACGGTACGAATCAGGTTGCGGTCAGCGATGTACGCCAGAGCACGACCGATCTCCGTCGAATAAATCGAACGGACATCGTAGTGGTTCTTGGCCTCATCGATGTTGGCGATGAAGGCAGAAGACACCAGCATGTCGTCGATGCTGATCACAACCTCAGCGTGACGAAGACGAGACAGGTACTTGCTTGCGCCACCGCCAGCGTTATCGGTGGTCATCAGCGACTCGCCTGGAGTGTGATATGCCGCCGTTGCAATGCCGGTGGTCGGGAACTGAGCCGACTTACCGCTGCTGATGCTCCGCACGGTGTGCAGCGGCATCATCACGTTCTCGGTCTCAAACGTCGTAAGGACTTCGCCAGCAAACTGCTTGAGGAACAGCGCGTTGACATCGTTAGCAAGGTTGACCTGTCCCGGACGGGACGGACTAGTTTCCATGTATGCCATGGTTGAAATGCTCCGTAAGTTGAATTGGGTAGTGTTTGTTACTCGGTTCTTAGGTCAACACGAATGGAGCTTCAGTTATCCGTCGCAACGGGCCGAGGATTCGTGTCTTCTTCCAAACCGGGGACTGAACCTGCATACCACCCTTCAGGCAGGTTCACAGTGTTCTGGGACAGTTCCCACGAGGAACCATTCCAGTAATAGACATGGCCCCGGACATCGGGGCCAAGTCTTACAAGAGTCTTTGAAGGCTCAACGATTACCACTCTTGAGCCGCCGCATGCCATCAGCAAAACGCTGATACCAGCGAGCAGGAACAGGAGCAGCATCGGAAGCCACGGTAGGCTTCTTGAGGTTCTCGATCCAAGCGTCAAGCAACGCCTTGAAGAGACCATAAATGATGGCGGGTAGGCCCGTCACTCGCCGTTCTTCTTGAGGTTCAGGCGGGCTCCGGTGTAGCCAAGGCTCACCAGGGCAACCACCGCGGTACCGAGCATCTGACCCCAAGCGGATTCGCCGGGGACAAGACCAGATGCCTGCACAGCACCAAGGGCAACGGCAATCATCGACAGCCAAAATTCAGTTGTCTTGTATCCAGGCTTCATCGGGGGCTCCCAAAGACGTCACTGATGCGAAGACGTTCCTCGACATCCTTCCGATACGCGGGATCGGACTTGTAACGAGGATCACGCATGGCCGCAGTGAGTTCGGCCAGCGAACGGTAAGCAGTCGTCCCGGATGCCGCCATGCCTCCCTGAATCAGGCGTGGACTACCGGCAGCCGCTGAATACCTAGCATGCAGGCCGCGAACGGCCATCATCACTGAGGCTTGATTGCCGGATTCGATCAGACTGTCAAACGCAGCAATCTCATCTGGGGACAGGTTCTCAGCAGCCCACGATGTCATCTTGTTGTAACTCTCCTGACCACCAACCGCGGAGAACACGGAGTTGATCTGAGAGTCAGCCAGAGCCCTCTGGCCCTCGACATAGGCATCCACCAGTTCACGGGGGATTCCCTTGCCTTCCAAAGCTCTGTAACTCTTCTCAGAAAGTTCGCCAGTCTCAGCAAACTCACGAGACATGGGAGTAAGATCATCAACAGTCAGGTTTGTGGCCTGAACCGCTTTCTGAAATTCATCTTGGCTCTGATTGGCCTGCGTGAAACGACTTTCAAGTTCCGAGTACGCCTGAGCGAGATCTTCAGGAGACTTGAACTTCTCGGGAAGCCAACCAGGACGGTTAGCGTTGGGTGCGGGAGCCGCCGGAACGGCAGCGTCCATGGGATTAGCCAGTTGCGCTCCATTGGCAGGAACCTCCTGGTTAGGGGCGGTCGGCGGGGCTGGGTTTGTGCGAATCTCAATCCGATCCATGGATGCTCCTTATTGCTGCGCCTGTTGAGCGGCGCTTTGGGCTCCCTGCATCATAGCACGGGAAGCAGAGGATGAAATCCCAGGCATCGACTGCTGAAGTATGTTCTGATACGCAGCCTGTTGGGCTTCAGCCTGCAACTGCTCTTCACTCTTGACCAGTCCGTTGGTCTCGATTCCAAGAGCAGCCGCTCGACGAGTCAGGTACTCCCGAACATCGACATACTGCTGGATGACCTGAGGTCCCAAGACCTGCCCAATACCAGCCAAGTAGATGTCGAGACGATTCAGGTCATTGCCCCGACCAAGGGCCTCAATACCCGTGATGATGGCCGGAGTGACGTACTTCTTGGGGATCTTAGGCAGACGACGTTCTCGCTCCATCTGCTCCATGATCTTGTTGACCAAGGGAAGCTGGAACTCGAGCGAAAGCAGGCTGTAAATGCCACCCAACTGACGCTCAATGCTCTGAGTGACTAGACGGACTTCCTCAGCCGTCACTCGTTCCGCATTGCGGATGCTGGCCTCCGTCAGCAGGAAGGCGTATGAGAGCCGCTCAGACAGCGCATTGATCGTTTGGAGGGCCGTCGCGAAATCTGCCTGCTTGCCCGTTTGGAGGACAGAGACATCTGCGGCAGATCCCTCACGGATCGCTCCATTGGGGGCCTTGGCCAGCGTAGATGCTCGAGTAGTCCCATTGGGGTTCACAAGGAACAGGACCTTGGACGCCGCCGCGGCTCCCTCGACAATGACTTGGGTCAGAGCCTCGAGTGACTTGAGGTCACCGAGGTACTGCTCCACATAGCCACGACCGTAGTCTTCGCCATCCACACGAACCATGCGGAGGGCCAAGAAAGGTGACTTCATCTCATCGAAGGTTCCATAGGTACCTGGGATGACGGTGTCCTTGATCTCCTGCCACATCTCCACCTTGCCATCCTCAACGGCGTGGATACAGGTGAACATGTCAACATCGGCATTGCTGGCATCCTGATGCTGGGAGGCAATCATCTTGGCCTCATCCGGAAGCATGGAAATCGAGACCGACTCCTTGATGATGGCCTGACGAACCTTGCCCATTGGGCAACGTCGGACCACATATCGATCCATGCGAACCACTCGCATTGGGCCGCCATCAACGGGGAAATACAATCCGACATTTCCGCAGATGATCAGGTGCTTCAGAGCCTCGAAGACTCCGACGCGAACGGCTTGTACCTCGATCTCCCGCATGACGAGACGCTCACGCTCCGACATGGCGCGTTCGATCTCGCCCTTGATTCTGGGGTCCATCCCTTGAAGTTTGCGGATTGCCGCATCATCCACCACGAGCCTGAAGAAAGGCGAATTGGGTGGCAAGAGGGAAAGAAGGAGGGCTGAGGAGAGATTATTCACTCCTCGAGCCCCCACGGATTGATATGGCGTTGGAAAACGCTTGTCCGTGGTGGACCCCTCGTCTGGGATGACGGTCGGGATCGTCACACGAGAACAATCCCGAGCCCTCATCAAATAAGGATGCCGTAGAGACTCCAACTTGGAGTAAGTACTACGGGCTGAGTCTTGGTACATGCTTTGTTTCTTTTTTTAGGCCGAGCCTGAAATTGACAGTCTGGCTCGACGACGGCCTCGACGAATGGAACTCTCAACAGATCCAGCAGCTTCAGTCGCACCAGGGTCAATGTATGAAACCGTGTTAGGCGGAGGAGGAGGCGGGGGAGGAGGCGGGGGAGGAACAGGTTTTGGCTTTGCGGAGCGGGTATTACTGAAAAACCGCCCGCCGCGAGACCCGCGAGTAGTCGCTGCATATAGCCCCGCATATCGGGGGTAAGAAGGCCCAAACATCAGAAAGTCCCGAGAGCTGACGAAATGGTCAGACTCTTACGCGCCCTTCGACGAAGGGTCTCAGCAGGACCTTCGGCATCAGACGGAGCCGCAGTACGCTGCTGCTTGACGTCTGCCTGAGTCGGCATGGGGGCGGGCTCAGGAAGATTGATCTGCGGCGGCGGAGGCGGCGGAGTGGACTTGGGGCCACTAAAGAGACCGGGGAGGCACATTGATTCTTACTCCTCAAAAGTTCCAAGAGAACTGATCTTAAGGGTTTTACGGCGAAGGCGGCCGGAAGATCTACCCCCAGTTTCGCTTTCGCGACGATACCGAACAGCTTCAACCTGCTTCTTTGCGTCTTCGATGTTGGCTCGAACTGGCTCTGGAAGCTTGATTTCCATTGGAGCAGGCGGCGGCGGCGAGGACCTATTGATCCCCAATACAGCCTTCACTGCGCCACTAAAGAAGTTCCCAATCTTCTTGAAGAAACTCATTCTTCCCCTCTTGTCAATATGTTCTCGTTTTGTTTGGCGAATACGGAGTTCAAGAAGCGGACAATCCGACGCTGGCCCACGCGAATCCAGATTTCACGATCAGTCCACCCCTCATCTGGGGTTTGTTCTGGAAATCGCTCATTCAGCTCAGCCAACAGAGCCTCAGGAACAATGGGAAAAGGTTTGGACGGGTTCCTATTAGTCAACGATATCGCCCTCCTTGAGACGCTTTCGTAACTTGGCTAGAGCAGTCGATGCGATGGCCCGGGCAGAGCCAGCATCAAGCCGTTCTCCAGTCTTCTTGAAGTACTCCTCTACCACCTTACTCCAAGCCAACGGAACTCGACTCTCGTCCTTCTTCTTTGGACGTCGTGTAGGCAAGGAAAAGGACGGCGTAATTGATGATGTCCTGAATCGTGTCATGGAGTTTCTCGTCGGCAACTTGGAAAGTACCAGTATCGCAGAAGGTGGAAAGGCGGCTCATTTTGTCGGTCAGTCGAACAAGGAAACCACGCTCAGTCGTGCAGATTCCCATGTTCTCGCAGCGTGTGAAGTTCAGGAACGGGTTGTAACCAGAGGCTCCTCCGCTGTAATCCGCGTTCTTCTTCTTCATCAACTCATACGCAGCCTTACAGGTCTGCGCGTGTAGTTCTAGCAGGCGATCTCGATTCATTGGTGGTTGGGCTCCAGAGTTTGACTTTGTTGGTTCGGAGTGAATACTCCCCCTTGCGAAGGATGCGAGCGACACGGGCTTGTCGTAGCGCGTCTTGTACATTGAGTCCTGCCTTTGTGTATGCGTCCACCACGGTCTCCCAGGTGGCTCCATGTTCGTCCAGTAGTTTAGCAGCCGTCTTTGCCCCTACGCCGGGGCAACCGGGGTATCCATCAGAAGCATCGCCAACAAGCGTTTGGTACAGATGGTTCCAGTTGGCTTCCTCAACCGAAACAACGCGATCAGAGTCGTCATTGGGGTTATACAGGCGACAAGGGATAGTCTTTAGATCTTTGTCGGCTGAGACGACAATCAGTGGCTCCTTGATACCGGGATATGCCCCGGTTGCCAACAGACCTAAGACATCGTCAGCTTCCAACGTTGGGGTCTCATACACACGGTATGCAACCCTGATGTACTCCTTGAGAGCCTTGTAGACCACGGGCTTTCGTGTCGTCTTGCGGTGCGCCTTGTACGAAGGCATCACCTGGAGTCTCCAGTTGTCGTTTCCCGTAAGGGCGAAAATGCAACGCCCAGCGTTGAACTTCTCCATGACATTCTTGACCCAGTAGTCGAGCCGCTGCTTTGCTTCGGAGGCGTCGGCATGAAGCGTCCACAAATCGTCTCCCCAGTCAAACGCCTCTTCCACAGCGGTCGCGTGTTGGTAAAGGACAATGTCTCCGTCAATTAGTAGTGTCATCATGGACAGTCTTCTCCGCTGCTTGCATGGCCATCCCCATCAAACCAAGTACGCCGTGGTGAGACCCTTGAAGGAACATGACATAGTCAGAAATCGTGTTCGTCTTCTCTTGGTAGCCAACAAAGATCGCGTCATCGAAACGACGACGTAATTCATCAATCAGATCCTTGGTCTGAAAGAATTCAAGTGGCTGCTGCGGTTCACTCATAATTGATCCTCTTTAGGTCTGTCAACTCTTTAGACATGACCTTGAATGTTTCACTGCTTCTGGCTGTGTCGAACATCTTGATCAACAGTTCAGCCTGTTTACGCTTCTCAACCAAAAACGGTAGTACGGCCCTGCAAAGCCTGATCGCGTTGGACCCGTTGACGCGGTAGCGGTACGAGGTGCGGGTCCTACCTTCACCACGAGCCTTTAGAGAAACAGCTCCATTGAACGCACCCTTGAACAGAACTAACGTGTGTGGGTATGTATTGGAGATCTCCACCGCAGGGCTGTTGCCATAGATGAAACATCCTTCGCCGTCTAGATAACCAGCAAAGTACGCCAACTCGGTTTCAGTGGGTTTCGGCCCAGTTATTCCCGATTCGATATTCACCGTCAAGCGCGCATCTGAACTTGAAGACCTGACCGGCCTTGCGTATTGCTTCAACAGTGAGGAGTCCAACTTGTTCTGCATTGTCTTCCTTAACAATGAACTGGATTTCGTCGTGAACGTGTGCGACCTGGTGAACTTCAATCCGAGCCTTGTGAAACGCCCTCCACGCAAGGACGGTAGCCTGCTTCACCAGGATCGCTCCGGCTGATTGAAGCAGCGTGTTGAGTGCTGAGTGCTTGGACCTGACCTTCAACTTCCGGCCGTCAAGGCCCATCAGATATCCGCGCTGATCCACAGCCCTCTCAATCTCTTCCTTGAGACGCTTGAGTGCTGGGACCTTACTCAGAAAGCGAGTTCGGACAGCTCGGCCTTTAGATCTATTCCCTCCAATGATCTTGCCGATCTTCTCATCACCCGCACCGTAGACCAACGCATAGATGAACACCTTGGCCTGATCTCTGGTTTCGAGCCCAGCGGCCTTCTGATTCATGGTGTGAACATCCCCACTGAGGACGGTGTTGACGTATTCCCCGCCGTCGTAGTTAGCCATGTAGTGAGCCAAGCAGCGAAGTTCCAACCCGCTGGCATCCACACCAACCATCTTCATGCCTGCTGGAGCATGGAACAGGCTACGGCACTCCTTACCAAACGGGCTCTTGACGCTGGGTACTTGAGCCAGATTTGGACTTGAATGTGAGCACCGCCCAGTCACTGCACCGTTGGTATTGACACGCCCATGGATACGCCCATTTCGGGCCAATTTCATCCACCCCTCTTTACCGTCCCCCAGCTGACCAATCCGCTTCTCGATCAACAGGTACTCACTCAGAAGTTTGGCCTCCTCGTATTCCAGCCCAGACAGCACCTCCTCATCGACCTTGGGCCTGCCATCTGGGGTGAAATCAACTGGAGACCACTTGTACTTCTTCATCAAGCCCTCAGCGATCTGTAATCGACTGCCAGGGTTGAACGGAATGTACTTGGTCTTCGTCTTTAGTTTCACCTCCTTGGGAGGGAACAGGTCAACCAGTTTCTTTGAAAGTTCCCCCTTCCTGGCTACCAAGGTTGAATACAGGTCGGCCGCGGAGTCCAAGTCAAATGGAATACCGAACTCCTCCTGCTTCTGGATGATCTTGGCAAAGTCGTGCTCTAGAGCAACAGAAGTGAAAGACGGTTGCTCCTTCAGGATCCTCTCGTGCAAAAGGGCAGTCACATCTACGTCGTTCTTGCAGTACTCACCCATCTCTTGGGTGTAGACGTCCCAATCCGTACAAGATCCCTTATGAAGCCCAATCCGATGGCCCCAAGCTTCAAGAGAGTGTCGCCCAATAAGGTTCTTCGGAAAGCCCTTATCCATCTTGATGAAGTCGTCTTCCTTGATGTCAGGCCAGCATAGACGCGCCAAGATCATGGTGTCCATGACGGTCTGATCCCACGTCGGCTCCCAGCCAAGAACCTTCTTCATGGCCCGAAGATCAAAGCCAATGATGTTGTGTCCGATGATCTCACTGGCTCGACTAAGGATGTCGATGGCCCGACTGAACTCTCCGTCAACGAAGATCTCGGTGGGACCAAAACCAGCCACAGGATCGTTGCACTTGATGGCGATGCAGTGGATCTTCTTCAGGTCGGACAGACGAGTGAAGTCTTCGATTCCGTTTGTTTCGATGTCAATGTAAGCCTTCACAGCGTAAGCCCCTTCTTGTCCGCCATGCGAATGATCTTCTCAATCTCGATGAGAATCGGGTAATGCTTCAGTCTTGCCCTGGCTTGGTGTCGAATGTATCGAGGGACCTTTGGGGTCGCCTTGGGATCCAAGAGACGGAGCATGAACATCCGTGCATTCTCGATGGCGAAGATTCGTTCTTCAGTCGTTGTCATTTCTCACATCCTTGTAGCAATCCCAACCACGGGAATCTGCAATTTCATACGCCTCCTTCATGTCATGTGGATATGAAGTGGAACGCAACTGACACACTTCTCGCCTTGCCTCGTCGCGCTCTTCCCGTAACCGCTCGAATCTGTTCTCAAGACGGTCGATTACTTCGGCCGCTTCCGTGGCGATGGCCACAATCGAGCAAGCCATGCAGATGCAACGCTCGCGATGGTTCTTGTACGAGTTCTCAGTGCTCACTACGTCAGTCATTGTCTTCTCCTTGTTCTGGTTCATCGGGAAACATCGACTCAGACAGCCTACCAGTTTCCTTGGAATACTCAAGTCGGCAGGCAATACCAGTATCGCCCGTGTAGCGATTCTTTAGGACACGAACTGTGGTCACGTTGGCCTCGTCACCCTGCTGATCTCGCTCGAGGCCGAGGACAGCATCAGAGAGCTGGGAGATGGCGTGACTACCACGAAGGTGGCTAAGGCTGGTCTGAGCACCCTCCTCATGCCCTCGGCCCTCTGGACGCTTCAGGTGGCTTACCAAGAACATGGCCACCTTGGTCTCTTCTACCAACGACCGAAGTTTGGTCATGGTGTTGTCGATGATCCGCCTCTCGTCTCCATCGGCCAGTCCTGACACAACGATACTGAGGTGATCCAGGAAGATGTGGGTGCAGCCCATTGCCTTGGCCATGTACCTGATCTGATTGACGAGGTTCTCAGAGTCGCAGGATCCCCAATGGTCGTACAAGACGATCTTGCCAGTACCCAAGGTCATGTCGAAGGCTCGCTTCTTCTTGGCCTCAGTGACCTTTGATTCAGCCCACTTGAACGCTGGGATACCAAGTTCAATACTCATCAAGCCCTGAGCTGAACGCTTGACGCTCTCTTCGAGGGCGATGTACCCAACCTTGCATCCCTGCTTGATGAGCCAATGCGCCACCTCTCGACAGACGCTGCTCTTTCCAATTCCAGTTCCAGAGCACAACGTCACCAACTCACCAGGCCTGATTCCTAGGAGTTTCTCGTTCACGCCCATCCATGGGTACGGAACTGATTCCTTGTTGTCGTCCTTGCTTACGAGGTCCCAGAGTTCCTCGCCGGGTACAACGCCATCCGGCCTGAACACCTTGGCCTTCCAGATGCTGTCAACGAGTTGCTTACCTCGACCAGCCACAAGCATCTCGTTCGCATCCTTGAGCGGCAAAGAAGCGATCAATGCTTTACCTGGACTCAAAAGAAAGGCGCATTCCTTAGCCGCCCGCTGTCCATGCTCGTCGTTGTCGAAACAGAAGACGACACGCTCAAACTTCTCGAGCCAGTCGATCTGCTTGCGGATGTACTTGGCTGCGCTCTTGGCTCCGTTGGGGACAGAGACCACAGGCCACGCATTGTTGAACATCTGGCTGACCGAAAGAGCATCGATCTCTCCTTCGGTGATGGTCACCATCTTGCCGCCGTCTTGCCATAGGTGAGACCCATAGAGGCCCATCTGATCAGCCGAGCCAAGGATGCGGAACGTCTTGTCGGCAAACCTCAACTTCTGGGCAACCAACTCACCGCTTGGGGTGTAGTAGTTAGCTACCTGAACTGGACTCCCTTGATACATTCCAATGCCGTACTTCCACTTCTGGCATGTTTCCTCCTCAATGGCTCGCTTGCCAAGAGGAGCGATGTCGAATCGAAGGAAGTCACCCCTGGTGACCTCCTGAGTTTCTTCCATGAGTTCCATATCTTCTCCGGGTTCGTAGTACTCACAACCGAAGCAGTAAGCATGACCATCGTCATACCTACCGAGGTTGTCCTTGGAGCCGCATTTTGGGCAGGGCTCGTGCCGCAGGAATGTTGATTCAGTCATTCTTTCGTTGGCCTACGCAAAATGATCATGATTCCAGGCTCATGAAACCCGTCAACTTCTACCGTCATGAACCGCTTGTATGCCTCGAATTCGACGATCTGATCGTCATCAAGCCAGAAGACGCCGTTGAAACTGTCCAGCGTCTTCAGGTAGTTGTCCAGATCTCCATTGGGCCACTCTCGCTTTGTTGACTTCGGCTTGGCAACGTAGAACTTCACCGTTGCCTTGAGTGGACCAGAAAGAGGTAGATCCTTGGGCAAGTCCTTTCGCCCAAGGATCTCGGACACCTCCTTGCGGAAGCGGGTGTATCGCTTCCCATAGTACACGCCCCACCGGGTGACTCTGGGCCTGCTGGCCGGTACAGGCTCGACAGGAATCCAGATGCTCGCGCCGTTTGGGTGTGACTTGACGACGAACGGATCCATCAGAAGTCGGATGCCGCCGTCTCTTCGGTTGCCTCATCTTCCGTCGCCGCAGCCGCAGGCTCCGCACTGCTCACGAAGCCGTCCTCCTTGGAGAACCACGACTCGGATGACGAACCACCGAATTCCTTGAGGTCGATGACCTGAACAGCCTTGAGTCGAAGCGTGGCTCCGACACCGATGGTCGGGCTGAAGAAGGGGCTGATCTCACAACCAACCTTCACCACGCTTCCACCACCGACACGCTCCGCCATCGGCTTGCCCTGACTGTCGAAGAGAGCTGGCTTCTGCTTCCAGGTCTTGTCCCCAGATCCGCCAACCGCCTTCAACTTGAACTTGATGTCAACCTCACCCGTCTCGTTGCCTTCCTCATCGGTGACCATCTTGATCGGAAGATCCGCCTTCTTGGGCTTCTTCTTCGTCTCCTTGGTGATGGTCTCGAAGTGCTCAGACGCCACCTTCTTGATCGCCGCGATGAAGTCCGCGGTGCTCTTGTCGCTGGCCGTAAGACGCAGTGTCATGCTGTAGACACCGTTGGAATCAAACCTGCGGTCAGGCTCGTTGACCCACGGGTAAACGGCAGTCCCCTTCGGGGAAGTGAGGCGAATCGACTTGGTCTTCATAGCTGTGCTCCTATTGAAACTTGAGGTGTTCCATGGGTACTACAGGTAGCCATGTATTTACCTTGGTGAATAGTAACAAGAAAGACTTGTATGTCAACCTAGGTCTACTTTAGGAGAAGTAGTATTTACTCTGGAGTACCTGAGTAATATCCATGTCTCCTAGAGGAGGAACCTCTGGTAAACTAGAGGTGGATGGTAGCATCGACTGCAACTGATTCCTGAAACTTTCCAGAAGATTCTCGGAAAACATTGCAACTGTAGCCTGTCTCAGGCAGTTATACAGGCCCTGACTTTCTCCTGCCGTCGTCCCGTAGGAGTCATGGACAGTCATCCAGTTCCTGATTCCAAAGTTCTGACCTGAGTTCACGGTAAGACCTAGTAGACCACCGATGCCGTCTAGTGAATGGACAACATTGGCAGCGATGCCATTGTGGGTCTTCCTGGCGTCCATCTTACCGTTGCCAATGCGAACCACATGTTGACGGATGGTTCTACCAATGGCCGTCTTGATTGGGACCTTGTCGCTCTGTTCGTACTGCATGTCAACTAGGAAGCCTTGGGGTGTCCACCATTTCGGAGTAACCTTGTTCTCGATGCAGATGTCGGCAACCTCCTGGAACCAATCCATGCCAACACGAGCTGATCGAACCACTCGGTTGATGGCTTCCCAGATGATCTCTGCCAAGTAATTACACGGTTTATACGTCTCCGTGCCAAAGGGAGACTCACGCTTGTTCTTCCTCGTCTGCTCGTAGAACCATTCTGCCGTGTACTCACGACACGAGAAGAACGTAGACCCATATGGCAGGGTCATGGTCTGTCTCTTCGTCGTCTTCCTGTCGATGCCGAACACAAGCCACTTTGTGGCGTAATCAGTGAACTCTGGTCGTGCCTCTGATTTCAGTAGGTCGAGGGCAACGCTAGCAACTTCGCTGTAGATGTCGCTCGGCTTGTCCCGAGGAAGCACGTTAGTAGCCATGCCTGCCACAGGATCCTTCAACAACATTGAATAGATTTGCAGGCCCTGCGTCGTAGCATCCTGGGTCACAGGCAGGCGACTTACATAGCCATAGCCATGACGCTTAAACGCCACCCACTCACAGCAGGCTGCAAGGAACTTCCATGGCTTGTCTGCCTTCGTCCATTCCAAGCATCCCCTCGCGTCTGATGCCACTGCGCCTATCATGGCCTCGTTCTTGATGACCCAAGCCACCCGTTCGTCGTAGGATGATTTGTCCTCACCCCAGCAGTTAGCAACATGAATGGCAAGCCACTCTGCCGCTACCTTGTCGTTGATTGGCGTACCGTCTCTGAACAGAAGGAGAGCGGAAGCCCACTCGGGACCCTGCGGTTGCAGGTAATACGGAACTGGATATTCGCGTCCTCGAAAGTCCAACTGACGAGGAAAGTAGAGAGTGTTTCCCTTGAACTTCTCGCAAAGGTACAGGAGTTTAGATACCTGTAGCCTGCGGCTGGTTTGCTTCTCAATCTCGAAGTAATGCTTGGCTGCTGACTTTCGCCATGCCCGGAGTTTCTCTGGGTCTGACTTCAGGTCATCAGTAAACGGAGGCGCAGGTTCATCAGCGGTCGGCGGAAGGGAACCCAGGCTCGCACCTGATTCCCACGAACCTATCATGAGTTGCGCCAGCGACTCATTGAGAACGAACGGAACACTCTGAAGAGTGTTGACCGCCGAGTAGACCGAAGGCATGCCCATGGTCTCAATGGTGCTGACCCAGTTCTTATCCCTGTTCTTCACCAGCGGCTTGGTCCTGAAGACTCCCTTGGGGTATCCGCCGTTCGATGGGGAGGTCCAAGGAACTGGCTCCTCGACCATTGGCATGTAGACGGGCTTCATGAACTCGCCCATCTTGTGGGCCGTCTTGATCCATTGGAGGATGTCATCAGTCGGCCGAACCAAGGTAACGCTACGGCCCATGACGTTTGTCCGGGTGGTGATCTCGATGATCCCGGTAGCCTCCCGCATGAGCTCAATGCACACCATGCCTACCTGAATCATGTCCTTTCGATCCCATGCAGGCAGCGAAAGGTTGCCGTCCCTGGCCACCTTCTTGATGAACTTGGCCTTGGTCGAGTAGGCCGAGCCGCGGTCGATGTTGCGCTTGATGTGCTTCCAAAGGACTGGCTGATCATCCTGGATGAATCGGAACTTGACTTCGTCCTCGAGCAGCTTGGCTACTTGGTAAGCCGTTGCTGCAATCTTTCTGTTCTGACTGATGCAGTCGATGATGCACTGGCAAGTCAACCCAGCGATGATGTCTGTAGGCAGCTGCTCGAGGTACGCCATGGCTCGATGGCGGCGACCCGGCTTGTGCTTTGATTCATTCAGCCACCGCTGGATCCGCTTCTTCAGGGCCGGAACAGCCTTGGAAAGCAAGCGAGCCCCGGCAGAAGTCGTGGACTCCAGGCCGAGGCTCTGCGCCTTGTGGACTTTGGACCAATGGCGGTTCTTGCCTTCCTCCACCATTTCCTTGTTGACTTGAGTCTGGGTCTTGGCCTGTTTCATGTATCTCCCGCGTTAGAGGTACATTGAGTTTACAGGCTGTAAAGTAATAGTCAGCGATATAAACAAATAAAAATCCCCGCCCTGGCTTGCGCCAAGACGGGGACTCACAGGAGAAGCTACAGGGTCAGTATAGAACCCTGAAGCATGAGTGCAGGATCAAGTGAGAGAGTTAGCGACCTCCTGCGGAGTCTGGCCTTCAATGCCGAACTCCGTGTTGAGGATCTTGTGCAGACGGTTCACGCGGGTTGACCGCTCGAACGGAGAGCGACCGCGGTCGTATGAAGTGAAGGCGTTGTACAGCGACCAGACGTTGCGAGGACGGAACTCGTCGTGCTCGGGGGTGCGCCAATGATCCAGCACTTGGCCGATGCCAGAGGCCGGGATGATCCCCTGTTGATACGCCTGACACACGACGTGATGCACCTGACGGTCGCTGCCAGCGTCGGTATCCAAGTACCGCATGAACTGCTCGAAGATGACGTTGGCTCGGTGATTCACCGTCCTGACGCTGTTCTCGACGAATCCGTCAATGCGGGAGAACACGTTGGACGTGTGCTTGGTCCGCATCAGGTACTCCGCCGACAGGCAGCCATTGGTGCATACATATACCTCTGCACCCATGGCAGTCTTGATGGCGACCTGACGGTTGTACGAGTTGATGAGTGCGACCTGCCACCTGAATCCCATGCCAATCGGGAGGTGCAAAGAACGAACGCTGATCTTCGACAGGAACACGTCTTCCTTGTTCGTGGCGAAGTGCTCCTCTGCCTCGATGGCGTACCCCGAGCGAGTCATGGCGGCTGCCCAGGTATTGAACAGCCTGACGTGCTGCACGGGCTGGTAGGACGCTGTTGCTGGCGGTACTGGCATGCGACTGATGTCGTCGAGGGAGCAACTCTTACCCCAAACGAACTCGCGACGATTCAAACCGTTGTTGACTGAAACCATTGTGTGCTCTCCTTGTAAGGACTTTACAGGCTGTAAAGTCAGCGGGACATTCCAGACAGGGCTTCGCAAACATTGCGAAGAACCCCCTGAATCTTGGTGACCTGAACCACCAAATCAAGTATCTCACTCTTCATGCCGCGCATGTCTTCCGGCGTGACGGGCCAGCCCTCGTCATTACGGGCCTTGTTGCTGGCTGATTCCAGCGCATCGAGTCGAACGTTCAGTCCTTGAATGTCTTCCTCCAAGTCATTGACTCGCTCGTCGCTGGCGCAGTCTTGGACGTTCGACTCAACGTCCTCGATATCACTGCGAAGGTCATGAATATCGCCCTGCGTGACGAGTTCCCCGGTATCGATGTCGTCGAGCTTCCGCTCCAACTCATCGACCCGTCCTGACAACTCGCTGTCGCTGATCGCGGAGTCCAGGTCGAGGTGGCTGGTAACGGCCTGCGCCAGTTCCTCGATGGCTGACTCGGGAATGTTCACATCAATCGTCTTCGTGCTCATTGCTGTCTCCTGAAAGTTCTCGATGGTGTTCCGGTTTACACCCTGTAAACTCTTACAGGGCCGGATCGGGAGCCGAGAGATCTCCCGATGATCTGTGTAATATATCAGACAGACTGGATCTTGTCAAGTCGCTGAACCAGTCCGATCAAGTCGGGCCATGCGTCTGCCAAGCCACTTGATGACTGGGACAGCCATGCTGTTACCAATCGCCTTGTAGCGCGCCGAGTCGGACGCTGGCTTGCCGCGGAACGGAACCAATGTCCAATCGTCGGGGAACCCCTGAAGCCTCTCGCACTCACGAGGCGTCAGCCTGCGGACACCGAGATCGGTCAATACACCGTGTGTATCCCGCTCGCAGATGTCGTAGGTATTGAGGGTGTTGGCCGTGTTGGCTGGAACCCAAGTCTCGTGGTCATCGACCGATTGAGGACGACGAGACTTGCGGAACACCGTCAGGTTTTGGCATTCGTCGCCTGATGGTCCCCCTGTTCCCTTGTGCCACTTGCTGCTGACAGTCGCAGCGCAGTCCGCAATGGCTCCACTATTGCCTTGCCTCGACGCCCCGCTCGCAGGAGGATTCCCGAAGCAGCTTTCGGACTCAAACAATACTTGGTGGGAGCCTGGTGTTCCAAGACTTCCGACAAGTATGACGCGCCTGCGCCTTTGGGGAATTCCGAACCATTGAGCGTCAAGAATCCTCCATGCGACTGAATACCCCATGCGAGCCAGCGGCCCGATGAGGGCGGCAAAATCATGCCCTCCACCTGAAGACAGAACTCCAGGGACGTTTTCCCAGACACAGTATCTAGGTCTGACACGTTCAACGAGGCCAAGGTATGCATACATAAGCTGCCCCCTGGGATCTTCAAGGCCCAGTCTCCGGCCTGCCGTGGAAAAAGATTGGCATGGCGTTCCGCCGATGATGATGTCGATGTCGCCTTCTTGGATCTTCCAGTTCTCATGTTGCGTGAGGTCTCCATAGTTTGGGATGGTGGGGTAGTGATGAGCCAACACGGCGTTGGCAAACGGCTCGATCTCGCTGAATCCAATGGGATTGAAACCGAGTGGTTTCCAAGCAACCGTGGCCGCTTCAATCCCGCTGCATACGCTCAAGTAGTTCATGTGGTCCTCGACTTTACAGGTTGTAAACCGCGTGTTGGGAGAGATGCGCGGCCCCTCTATGAGTTAGTCCAGTCTGACGATGTCGTTCTTCAACGCCACGAGGAACGATGTCTCGTCGTCAGTAAGCCAGTACTCGACAGCCAGTCGATCCACGAGTGGCAGCATGTGCGCGATGACGCCAAGTTTGCCCTGATCATGGAGTTCGTCTAGCCGTATGATGTAGTCAGACAGGAAGCATGGTTCGGGTGTCAACGTCATTCCAGGATACACCCCTCACGAACCGCGAACTGACCCGCAGTATCGGGAGACACGCCCTTGAGTTTGAGCCCGACGATGCAACTGCCGGGATCCAAGAACCGCAGGTCGTGCGCGTCACCGTTGACGACAGGGTAACCCATGAACTTCTTGGGGAACCAGCCCGCAAACACCATGGACACACGGCCGCCTGAATCCAGGATGGACTTGCAGTCCGACCAGTTGTACCCGCTGTACGAGAACGTCAGATCGTAGTTGGGGAATGGGCGCAACAGTCGAGCCGCGATCTTGGTGTAGTCGTAGTTGCGATACCCAAGATCCGTGGCGTACTGAAGCATGCCGGGGTTGTGCGCCTCGTGAACGATGTCGCTGAAGGTGTTCCAGCGTACTGCCATCCGCTTGGCTGTAGCCATGCGCTCAAGCTCGTAAGCGATGATGCCCATGGCTGCTTCGGGGTGGCGGAACAGGAAGTTAGTGCGAGCGATGCGAGCATCGACAACCGCGGGATACCTAGCGTTGCCTGCGGTGTGACCGATGCAGGCTCGTCGGCACTCGTCCGTACAACTGGGACAGACATGGAAGTCGGACATGTCGGCTGGTGCGAGCGAGAGACTGACGGTTTGCCAGCCCTTGGCCTGACCCTTGGCCAACTTGGAGTTGGCTGATGGAGGCGAAAGGTACGAGCCGCCGCTGATCCTGCGCCACGCTGCTCGAGCCTCGTCTGCCGGGAGTCGTCTGTCCCAGGCACCCTTGATTCGAGCGTAGGCCGATGGCTTTACAACTTGTAAAGAGGTAGTCACTTGTAGTTCTCCTAGATGGTTTGCAACCTACGAGGTTGCATGGACTTATGATCTCATGGTTTGGGCTTATTGTCAAATCGCAGATAAACCCATAACAAGTAGAGGGAGATACTGATGAACACCACCCAGTATCCGAGTGTCAGGAATTGAAACACGGGGTGAATATTCCTCAATCGTCCTCCCCGAATGTGTCCTCCCAGTCGCGTGGGGACAGACCGGTCTTGATGAACTCACGGTCTTCCTTGGAAACCGATGGCATGGCGTTCTGAACCAACTCACCTTCGTGCCACTTCTCGATGCCCTGAAGCAAGACCGAGATCTCATGCCACGCCGTCGTGTACGGTCGTCCAGCCTTGTCCTCGCCGTGAACTGCGGCCTGGAGTTCGGGTGGCTGGACGTCGCTGTTGAGCTGCAACCGAAGCCGCAGTCCTTGGGGAAGAAGACGCTCGACGTTACGCTTGCGGTTGGTCCAATAGAAATCGCTAGTAGTCATTGTGCTCTCCTTGTGTTGCTTTACAACCTGTAAACTCAAACCTGCGCCGTGGACTGACTTTCAGCCCACTCGATGAACGCTGGCATCTCTGATTCAGTAACCCCTTCGTCCTTGGCACACGATTCAAGGACGAACCTGTAGTTGGAATCCTCGTAGATTCTCATGTAGTTCTTGGCTCTGTCAAGGGACGAACGCCACCGCATCATGCGGTATCTGTTCTCTTCGGCCTTGCGATACGACACGCCGATCCATGGATCCTTGTACCACAGATCCCATGCGGCAAGGAACAACTCATTCATCGGCCCAGGGATGCACAGGAGACGGCTCAGGCCACGACGGTCAACACCGAGTGACACGAGGGCGTCATACATGGCCATATTGGCATCACAGAAGTCATGGCTGTGGCATACGAGATTGTCCTTCTCGGTTCGGTTGCGGTAGATGACAAGGCGGTATTCCCTTTCGGTCATGTATCTACGCAAGATCTTTCCGAAGCGAACGGCAAGACGACGAGGTGTGATCTCTTTCCATGTCATGGGTGTTCTCCTTATGAGGTAAAGCCCCGGCTCCACGAATGGAACCGGGGCATGGTGCTGCGGTTTACACGGTGTA